TGTAGAATAACTAGGATGAGTGTATGGATTAGCCAATTCAGATGTGACAGGTATGTTAAAGTAATTACTACCATCATTAGTGAAAGTCCATCTGTCAGATGTTTCATTCCATTTTAGTTGTACATTAGCATAGTTTCCTCTTTCAACTTCTATACCTGCATCTGTTGTAGAGTTTCCTGTTTGATTCTTATTTAGAATTACTGTGTTATCTTCTACTGATAGGTTAGCAACGTTAAGAGTAGTTGTAGCACCGCTTACAGTCAAGTCTCCTGTAACTGTTAAATCTCCTCCTGTTGTTAACGCAACACCATTACCAATAGTGGTAGCAGTGTTTATCTGAGCAAGTCTAGTTTCTAAATTAGTTACACTTACATCATCATCACCACCAGTAATAGTCAAATCAATAGTACCATCACTACTTTGATATACTGCATTTATTCCTGTTTCTGTATTACTGGAAAACATTCCTCCAACTAAGTTTTTAATTTCTGTATCGCTTCTTTGAGTATTGGTATCAGTAGAAGATAGTACACCACTACCACTTATGCTTAAGTTAGTCCCTACTTTAATTCCACCAAGAGTATTAGCGGCAGCAGTTGGTAATACGAAAGCGTTTGCACCAGTCTCAATCCCATCTAACTTAGTTATCTGAGTTGATGTAGCCAAACCTGTTTGAGATGCAGTTGCATTTGGTATTGCAGAAGTATATTCTATGTCTGATAGTAGAGCAATAGTACCTGTCGTAGAAGGTAGAGTCAGCGTTCCTGAACCCTTTGTAATAGTCCCATCTTTGTTTATTCGTATAGTTTCAGTATTGTTATCTATTATACTAAGCCCTTGATTCGTTTGTTCATATCCTAAATATTGTACCTTTCTAGTAACAGCATCAGGCGCACTATTACCTGCTATTTCTATTACTGCTATTGGTATATCATCATTAGTCAAGGGGGCTACTTTATCCTTAATAGTGTGATTTCTAATAGCAAGCGTATTATTAGCAGCAATCACTAATACAGCATATGTGTTATCACTAGTACTTTGCATGTGTACTGTTTGATTAGTATGTACACCATCTGCAAGTTGTGTCAATATTCCATCTCTTAAAAAGAAATTATTAGTACCCAGTGTATATCTTGTATAAGTGTCTGCATCACTTAACGTAATGTCAAACCCTCTGACTATTCTATTGCCACCACTAGCAATATTAAGACTATTGATAATAGCACTGTGAATGTTATCAGTGCCATCCGTCAATCTGTCTTGGCTACTAGCAGTTAAAGTAAGAGTGCTAATGAAATTAGGATTAGTCCTTGCACTTGTAGTCATTATGCCATCTCCATCTCAATTGTAAAGGTCAAAGTATCAGCCGATGCCAACACTCCTGTATTTGTGAAGGTGACTCGGCTCAATAGTGTATCGTCTGAAGCCTTGAATATTCCTAGTTCTGCTACACCTTCATTACCTATTTCCGAACCAGTAAACTCAACAACCCAAGACATTGTTCCATTTGCTCTATTAACAGAAGGAACAACCGTCTTTTGCGCTACAAAAGAATCTAATGTTGCATCAGAAAAAGAAGTAGGAGAACCACCTGTTCCTATTTTCACTTTAGTATATTGTGCTACAATGTAATCTGCTACATCTAATAATCCGTTTATTGGTGTCATATTATCTCTCCTCAATCAAAACTTTCTCTGTATTCCTTCTTTACTGCACTTATACCTGTAAAGGTAGTTTCAAACCCAACAGTTTCTGTAAACCCAAGTATATCGTCAAAACCCATGTTAGCATTGCGTGTCTCCCCCACTACCTTGTACTCTATCGAAGAAACCCTTAACTTCAAGTTATCGAATAGTGAATTGCCGCTTGTTGCTGCAATAGCGTCAACTGTCAGTAAGTGTGAAGTATCATTTCTACTTGCTTCAGTTATTTCTGATAATCTTTCTGCAATGCCTTTACTATATGTACCAACTGTCATTGTTAGTATCATACCTAGTACGTTTTCTATTTCAAATATTACATATTCTCCATATGGTATATTGTAAGTTGGGAAGTCTAATACTACTATATCACCCGCTTCTAACAACTCAAATCCTTCTTTGTTAATTTGTAGTGTTATCTTTCTTGCTTCTCCACTGTGAAGTTGTAGTGTTTTACTTGCTTCTATGATTGCTTCTTCTTGTGTTTTAATAGTAGAATCATTTACTATTAGTGTTTTCATATTCCTAACTTTATTACTAATCATTGTATGAGATACACCATCTCCATTAACAACTACTTTACTTACTTTATCAAAGAGAGAAGTATTGTTTTGTATTGGTTCTATTCCTGCTAGATTCTCAAACTTAATCTGTTTTATTTTCAAACCCGTTTTATCATCAGAATCTCTAAATATTATTTTCTTCCCTTTTATCTTATAGTCCAAACCTTTCTTATTAGTCAAGGAATTAATTGCTCCATACAAATCTGTATTATTAAATGTCAAATTAGTAACGAATGTTTTTTTGTTGTATTTTATGATAGCAGAATATTGAGGAGGAGAATAGTATTTTCCACCGGAAGCGAAGGTTATGGTTTGGTTATTTATTGATAATATTTCACCAATTAAATGTCCTTCTTGAGTGTATATTACATCTCCACTATTCAAACCAACTACACTTTCTAAACAGACAACTGTATTTGTTCCATTACTATTTACTATGTTAGTGGTAAATACAGAAGTACTCTTTGTTTCATCATATTCCAATCCTGCACTTTTTACTATGTTTGCTAACTCAGTATCAATATTAGAACCAATATCATATGTAGTTCCAATATAGCATCTTTTCACATTTTGCAGTTTAGGTTTCTTACCTATCGTGACATCAAATACTTCCCCACAAGACACTACCCCATTACCTGTTAAATCTCCCTCATAAGTTAAAACTAAACATTCTTCAGTAGCATTACTGAGTTTTTTATTTCTAGTTAACGAGACTGTCATTTGTTTTCTTTGTTTATGTACACCATCTGTAACAAAAACATCTATTACTTCCCCGTCAACAAATCCCCTAACTGCATTAGAAGTTGCTCTAGAATCAATGAAAGGGTCAGCAGTGCTAATAGTGTTATCAACATCTAGTTTTAGATACATTGAATATACTGCTTCTTGGAAGGTTTTATTGTTAGTTGTGTCCTTACTATCACCACTACCCTTTCTAAAATTAACTGGGAACGTTGCATATTTTAATCCACTATCATTCATTACATTAAACTCTATTTTTTCAGGAGTATCCTCAAACGTTGTTTCTGATATTCTCATTAAACGATACTTTGCTCCGTGTGTAGGTGCTTCACCATTGCCTATCGTTGACCCATTTTTTAAATGTAAATCTAATTCAATAGTGTGGGTTTCATAGTTGCTAGTACTAGGAGCAGTGCTTATTGTATGGCTAATTATTTTACCTATGTATGCAGGGACTCCATGATGAGAAGCATTGCTTAGTGTATCACCATCAACAAACTTCTCAGAGACTAAATAATATCCTTTCAAATCAGGCATAAAACTTAACCAAGTATGGGTGGAACTATCGTTTAATGTGAATGTAATAGTCTTATTGTTAGTATAAACCACAACTCCTGTATCTCCTGTTAAATTAAAAGTAGGTTTTACTATATATTGTGATGAATACATTTTACCGTCATTACCATAAGTACTATTAGGATTATGATGATTTAATGCTCTAGTAGCATCAGTATTTCTGTTATAATTTGCAACCTTATCAAAAACATATGCTTTGGTTTTAGTACCTAATAGTGATACTTCATATTGTGTAGAAGCGGTTATTTCATTTCCTTCTGAAACACTTGCATTACTAGCAAAGAATAAGTTGCGTTCAGTATTAGTAAAATCATAAACTCTAGTTGTAGGAGTATGTTGGTCTATATCAGTACTAATATGATTTGCAGGTGTGCCTCCACTTTGCATACTGTATAGAGAAAACTCAGATTTAGTGTCATTATATTCTCTATTAGTAGAACCACCATAGGCAGAAAAACCCATTGGTGAACTTGTTAGAGTTACATCGGTAGGCCATATATCTGAAGATGACGAACTTGATTCCTTTACTTCTCGGAAAAGACCCATGCAATTATCATATACATGAGTCCTACCAATACCTAATGCTTCTGCATCGGATTTAGTAATATCAGGAGTATCCAACCCAAACGAATTATCAACCATAGCACTTACAACTCTAGACATGTGTAATCTAATAATGTCCTCATCGTCAGCCAAATCACTTGCATCGGTATCATCCCAACCATCTATATTATGAGCAGGAGAAAATCTCATGTCTCTTTTGTTACTACTAGCAGATTTATTCTCTATCATCAGTGGTAGAATTACATTCATAGGGTCGTAAAAAGTACTAGAAGCAGTAGTTCTTCTTAGTATTTGATGACTAAACACCCCTGTATTAACAGGAGGATGTAGTAAAAATCCTCTATGAAAGTTAATGTTTCTAAACCCATTACTCCTATCAAAGTAAAACTCAACATCTGAGGTCGTTTCTAAGAAATCTAAAGTATTATCACTAGCCGAAAATAGTCTAAATCTTTCAACACCATTTATTCTTACGCCATTTATTTCAGTTCCATCAAACTTTAGAATATTATGAGCAGTAGTTCCGGCAAACAATGTTGTGGTGTCAGGTAAAGAAGAATTATATGCTAAGTTATCACTTCCATCAAATGCTAAAGAAAACCCTGATGCTACACCATTCACTTTTAATGAAGCACTAGTTTCACTACTGTTAGTTCCGATTTCATTTATTTTGTGAACTACATCTCCGACAGTTAGCGTATTATTTTGTGTAAGTGTACCACTCAAAGACCCACTATTAACAAAAGCAGTAAGACCATTTAAAGTACTAGGAGGGGCTACCATGACATAATCGAAATATTTGAGACTAGGTATTTCTGAAGGCATTCTCAACGATTCAAAATCAACTGGGTTAAAATGCCAATCAAAGGTAGCCTCAACTAATCGTATTATTCCCCATCGTCTCATTTCAGAAGTGTTTTTACTACTGCTTTTGATTACTCCTGTTTCAAAATTAATATCTCGTTTTAGAGTTTGCGAAGTTAATCCATCATATAATTGATGTTGAGTTTTAGTTTTGCTTTTAGATGATTCACTTTCAAATATTATACCAAATGATTCATATGAATTAGAATGTTTAAACATACTATTATGTCTATTTTTAGATGAAGGATAAATATCTCCTGTAACAAATATTTCATATGGTAGTGTTCTAGGGTCTATTTGCTCAAAATTAGAATACATTATATCAGATTGATTACTTGTATTATCACTACTAGATGCATATGAAGTTATTAATGGATAATTGCCGTAAAAAGTATTTAGATAATCCCAATCCTTTATTGTATTACTACCTGCAAGGGGTTTATTGCTCACTGTATTAGTAACAGTTTGAATACTACCCTTTGCATTTACACCATACCCTACTGCATAACCTTGTATTTTTTGTTTCTTAATACCGTTTCTGTAAATAGTATCGCTAGTTCTAATTAATCCACCTGCTGTTGTTTCTTGTAAATCCCAATACCTAATAGTATCTGAAGGTGTTATATTATCATCAGTAAGAGTACCATCGTATAATCCTCTCAATCTATGAATAAACCCACCTGTTTCTATGTTATTATTAACAAAATATAAGTTTACATTACCCCTTGAATCGCTACTATTATCATCTATTCTTCCTAACACAGCAGGAAATATAGGTGCGATTTCTAATATAGTTGAGGCAGAGTGTTGTTCAGTAATATTAACCACATCAAACATTTCTGAGTTTACTGTCATAATATCACTTTTAGTAGTACTTACCCCGTTTTCATTGCCTATTGTAAATGCAAATATCGAATCATTTGACGATACTGATTTAGGGGCAGATATATCATAACCTAATGTTTGACCTGTTTTTGTGGAAGCGTCATTGGAAGATAATTGTAAACTAGTATAATTAAAATCAGAGAGGTTATAATCAACATCTAATCCCGACTTAAACGAAAGTCCCTTTTCACTAATAGATGTTAAATCATTTAATCCAACAGTATCAGCAGGATTACTTTGTAGTGCTTTAGTACCTGTTATGTAATTAATTTGATTTGAACCATATGGGTTATATGTTTGAAGAGTGTTATTTTCAGTAGTAGTTAATGCTATATCAAACAATGTTACTGTTTTAGTTGTTGTACCAGTTACTTCCTTAACTTCTCCTATCAAGTCACCAGTGTTATTAAACAATAACGAATATTTATCCAACGCATCAGAAGGTGCAAATGTACTGCCACTACTATGAACAATAGTGACTGTCTTGCCACTAATAGTAACAGTAGAAACATTTGTTATAGTGTCAGTTGCTAATATAGGTGGTATAGATGTTTTAATAACATCACTGAATTGTGTTAATGTTTTACTTATTGTATCTCCTAGTAATTTAGAACTATCATCCCTACCTGCTATCTTAAAACTTGTAAATCCACTCTCTGTTTTAACATCAATGTCTTCTACTTCACCACTAAAGACTTCATCCGTAATAGAATAAGAACCGTTGTAATAATATGGAATATCAGCAGACACTGCTGACTTTTGATATAGAGTCTTATTAGGATTCTTTAATTTAGCATATTTATTATTTTTATCAGCGTAATCTATTTCCAATGCATGACTATTATACTTTAACGGTGTCATAGTAGATAGGTGCATTCTACTATCTGTTTTTTCTATTGCTACATTATCCATAGTTAGTGTTTGAAACACTCCTGCGGTTGTTATCTTTGCGACTGCATCTGATTTAAAGTCAAAATTAAGAACTCCCGAATAGGGCATTACAAACATGGGTTTACCTATTATTTCTATATCAGGGTCAGGTGCATTTAGGTTGTCTGAACCAACCCAAGATGAAGCACTAGTTAACTTGTAATCTTTTATTGTAATAGTTTGAGCATTATCAGAAGATTTGTTGGTAATGCTTTGCACAACAAAATGATAGCCGTCTACTTCAACAATATCATTTGTTGTTAATATGTGATGTAAATCTATTTCTGTTGGGATATAATATAATGTAAGAGCATTATATGCAGTTTTGTTGATATAACCTGTTATTCTTTTCTTAGTAAACTTACCATTATATAGATTATTTCTTAGTTTTAACACATCTCCTTCTCTAACTTTTAAATGTTGAAGACCACTATTATCCATAATAGTTATATGAGCCATTTTAGTTAGTTTATTTTTAGGACTATTAAGAGAACTATCTCTAATAGGTTCTATTTTGTTATTCTTATATTCTGCCTTTTCAAAAGTAATATATCTATTAGGGCCAGTTAAATCACCATGAATAGTATTAACAGTAGGAGTTAGTAAATCATTGGCATGTCTTTTCATTTTAACAAATGCACTATCCCATCTTGTAGCATCGAAAGAGGAATTAGTAGTATCACTATCGGTAGTCTTGTGAGCATCTACTAATGTTGCGAGTACATTACTTCTCCCTAAACTTGGTATTGTATTGGAAAACTTTGACTCCGTTCTAAATACTACGTTTTGTATTGTTTTTCCTATTTTTATTTTAATCCTAGTACTCGTTAAAGAGGCAACGGATATAGGTATAGTTGGCCCATTACCTCCGCTTAAGGTAACTGATAGGTTATTATTCGTAGCATATCCTGAGCCACCATCAACTACTGTTATTGACTGAACGGATTGTAGGCTACCAACACCAATACTTCCCAATGTAATATTCAATATTGCTCCACTACCACTACCGCCACTAGGATTGTAGTTACCACTAATGCAACCATCAGGAGTTGCACTTGGAGAAGAAGAAGTAACAGTCGCAATACTTGTAATAGTTGTATCAAACGAAGACAGTGTATTTCTAGCATAATCTATTCTAAACCTATTGTCGTTATTCCCACCACCAGTTAATTTTTCTTCTATATTACCAATATAGTTATTATTTTCATCAAAAATAGATTGACCTTCAATTAGTTTATTTCTATCGGTAGCGTCTAATAAATGAAAATACTCGTTAGTAGTTTTGACATTTTGAGTATGTGCGCTTCTTATTCCTACATCTAGTTCCGTTCCATACTCCCACCATCTTTCAGATGTAATGTTATATTTTTCACAAAAATCTAATTGATTATCTTCGTCTAATCTATCGTTGTAGAAGTAGAACAATGGGCTAACGGCTCTTACAGTAACATCATATTTATCTGTGTTAGCATCAACGTCTCCTCTTAATCCATAACTTACCGCAACAACTGATGTATCTGTTTTAGACGCTCCCTTGTATATTTCAAAATTAGCATTATTAGGAATTGATGTTGGGTACTTAGGCTCAAACTCTAACCCATCACCGAACTCATCAAATGCTGTTATTCTAGTTACTCTAGCAAAATGTGGTCTAATTCTATTTTGTGTTTCAGTATCTAAAGTATCTACCAATGAGGTATTATGTGAATCTTTATTTCCAGTAAGGTCAGGATTAATTAGAATAAAATAATCATAGTTATCAATATCTAATCCTATTACTCCACTTGAAGGATAATCAGAAGTATCATACTTGAACTTACTATTATTTACACTGTTATCACTACTTTGTGAATCATATACTTTTATTTTAAACGAATTAGTTTCATCTCTGTTCTTAGCATAAGTGTCTAATTGTGCATTAGTAGGGTATATTCTATTCACAATTAAACTAGCATTATCGTTTGATATACCGCCACTATGAGGAGCATTTCTTATTTCAAAAAAGTTAGCAGAATTAACAAAGGCATTATTTGCTGTTGAGTTTTCATAGTTTAGTTTACTTGTCCCGAATTGAGGGTTAACTGAAACATTTGAAAAACCTACACCATTAGAAAATACCATTTTTCTATTTTCATAATTAGAGTTCATATCAGTAGCCTTGTAGCCTACATTAGTTGGGTAAACCATCCTACCAGTAGTATTATCATTAGCCATTTACTCACCAAACCTGTAATAAAACAATATGTTACTATAACTTGGAGAGAGTGTTTTGGTTGTAGAGAGATTTGGAGCGTTACCGCTATGCATTGCTATTTCATATATTTCTCCATAAAACTGTTCATTAGCAGAAGACCCTTTCCCTATTTTACAATCACTAGGATGTAGTGCTACATCTGCAACTAAATGTTTAGAACTTGCTAGTAAAGAATTATCTAAGTATATCTCTGCGGCATGTTTCAGATAAGTGAAAGAAATCTTATACATTTGGTCTAAGTATAATGCTTCCTTTTTTTGATGAATATATATTTTAGATTGGGTACTAGTTTCTTTACTCATTTCTAATGCGCCAGTTGAATAATTAATTTGTTCTATTAATCCAAGAGAGTTTAGATTAGAATCAAAAAGTTCTGTTCCCTTTGCCAACCTGTAAACGTTTATTGGAGTTCCTAAACCCAATGTATAATCAGTGCCTGATTGACCTCCTGTATCTGCTGCCCCTATGTTCGTGTAAGATGTAGTATTACCAACATAGTGACCATAAGAATCATAATATCCTGTTAATTTATGTTCTGCTTTAATCACTGTATCTGTTTCTAATGTTTGAACAGTACCATTTGTTTTTTTGAACTTGGCTACAATCTTATATTCAGCAGGTTGGTTATAACTATTTTTAGTTGTATTTTCTAAATATAGTTGTACATTAGTATTATGAAAAATCATTAATTTAAGAGGAGAAGCAGTATGTAATGC